CATCAAAAACCCAATATCTTTGTGCGATATCGCCATCTGTTTGGTCAATAAATTCAAACTCATAAGCGTTTATATAATCCCAGTTTTCAGGATTGCTGCCAATTGCGCCACCGCTATTTTTTGCAGAATATCCAGAAGTTACAGGAACATAAAGAAATGGCGGTCTAGCCTCGTGGTTTATATTAATGTAATTATTTTTTGTAGTTATTCCTTGGGCGCCCAAAGTGGTTATAACATTTAAACTTACTGTATAAATACCTTCTTTTTGATATGTGTGAAGTGGAGATTTTTCTACAGAAGTTGTTCCATCTCCAAAATCCCATAAATATCTAATCAAAGGTCCAGTGCTAAAATTCTGAAATCGAATTTGCGTACCAGGAATGGCATAAGTTGGAAATGATCTAAATAAAGGTCTGGGAGACAAAAACCTTGTTTCTTGTGTTTTTAAAATTCCATTTAAACTAAGAGGATTTGGTAGCGTATCTACTCCTAAATCTGTTTGAATTTGAACAATTGCATCTTTTGTCGAATTGTGATGTTCTGCAAATACAGCATTTGAAACATAGCTTCCAACTGGCCAAGGGTTTTGACGTGATCCAGCAAACCCTCGAAGAAGATTTTTAAATGCGTTCGTTGTTTTTGAGTCATAATAAACCATCTCCGCAGATCCAGTTTGTCCTGCGGGTGGTCCAATTCGAATGATGCCATTGTCTGGAAATCCAGTTGTATCTTGCACAACTACATATTTGCCATTATATGTAAGGCTTTGTTTTAACACGGTCTCAGAATTATTCGTCGCTTCATATAATTGATATTTTGAGTCTTTTGCTCCAGGAAATAATGATAGAAGTCCTGTAGTATATCCAACATCTGTAGAAGCTAAACGTGTAACCGCCATTAATTCCCCTGCTTTTCATAAAGTGTAAACTTTTTATTCTCAAATCAAGCACAGTGTAAAACAATATAAGATTTTCACTTTTTTATATTGTTTTACACTTTTTGAATCTAGCCATTACTCTTTTTTGATTTCTATCTGACTTGCTGTTTCTTGCAATTGTTTCATTAAAGAAACATGTCTTAAATTTAAAGTATTTAAAATTTGTTTTTTGATTGGCATGTCATCTGGAAGAGCGACTATAGTTTCAACCATTTCCATATCTAGTTGGTTACTGGTCAACATCTTAAGATTTAATTTATTTGCCAATTTTTCTTCCCAATATTCTTTTTGTGAATCTAAGTCATCAAAGTTTTTTAATGGCTCGGTTTTTAAAATGCTTTTGAATGTTTCAAGAAAAAATCTTGATTCTTCTTCAATCCAATTTTTTCTTTCGACAAGTTGCAAAATATTTGCTTCTAATGATGCTCTTTGTCTATTTGTTTGATTGGTTTGAATTTGGATTTCTCTTTTTGATAATTCGTCTTGAACTGATTCCAATTTCATACGAATTCTTTCTAACGTGATATCTAGTAATTCTAGCTTATCTTTTGAATCTTCATATTCAAGATCAAGTGATTCAAGTGATTCTTTGCGAGATTTTAATTCTCTTAAACATTGCCACATTTTTGATTGATTTGTTGGTTCTTTTCCAATTAAGAAATATTTTAATTGAAAATAACTGTGGCGTTGACACGGCTCATACTTTAGAACAGCACTTATTTCGTCTAAAAGAACTGAATTTTGATTTGACATTTCATTGCCTTTCTGGTAACTTGTATAAAAGAGTCTGCCACACATCTTTGTGAAGAGAGAAATATGAAAAAATATCCGCTCGAAGGATCAAAGGTATATCTTTCTGGTCCTATCCAATATGACATAAAAGAAGATTGGCGAAACGAACCTAGAAGAGTTCTTGTTGAAGAATTCAAAATAAATTTATTTGATCCATTTGCTGATCCAAAACAACAATGGGTTCCTGTTTTGGAAGAGGCTCAAAAAAATCAAGATTTAGACACAATAGTAAAAATATCTAAGTCTTTTGTAAGAAAAGATTTGTGCATGGTTGATAGAGCGGATTTTGTTATAGCCTATTTGCCATATAAAGTGCCAACAACAGGCACGCATCACGAGATCATAAATAGCAATAACGCAAAAAAGCCAACATTGCTTGTTACAGACCAGCCAAAAATAACAAGTATTCCTCTTTGGTATTTTGGTTTTATACCAAAAGAATTTATGTTTGCAGGATGGAGTGAATTGTTTGAATATTTAAGAGAAGTTAATTCTGGCAATCATCGCAAAAACAATCGATGGAGTTATATTTATGCCGATATTTAACAAAATCGACTTCCTGCTATTGCTTTGAATTTAGATCCATAACTCATAGCTGTCAAGCCCCACATGAGCTTGACGATTTGAAATGGTCCGCAATCACCCATGTGTCCAATTTCATTCCATGTTTCTTTGTTTATGAAAAATCCATTTAATGAACTATCAATAAAATCCATTCGATTATCAACTATTGGATAAAGAATGTCTTTTTTGTTATCTACAAAAAGAGAAAATTTTTCGTTGATTTTTGGTCTTACAATTGCTCCAGAACAAACTAAGAAATTCCATTCTCCTAGAGCGTTGTCCATTCCAACATTAATTAAAGATGAAAATGTAGATTTGCCAATAAAAACTGGACATATTTTTTTCATTTCTTCAATGTCTTCTTTATTTGTGTCGCCTTCAACAACGCAAATAAATGGTGATTCTGGATATTGTCCAATTATAGAATTGGCTGTGGATTTGAGTAAGTTCATGTTTTGGTCTGGACATAAAATTACAAATCCACAATTAAAATTTTTGTATTTATACATTTTCACTTGATTTACCTGGTTTAAGTCATCGCTATGTCATAATCAACAGTAATAACATCGTTTTCCTGAACATCATATTGCAAAACAAAAATTCCATTTGTATAATTGCTTGTGAACTTGTTTAAAGACCATATTAAATCATAATTTTCATCACGGGCAGGATAATAAATTTCAGTCGTTTCATTTAAACAAACGCCATTTATATAAACTCTTAAACTTCCTGAAATATAAGGCTGCGACATCGGAATAGAATATGTTTGATTGATTATTAGCGTTGCCAATTGACCATAATAATGCAAGTGCGGATTGTTCATGGCAACAATTGCTTGCACTGTGTTGTATGTATCTGGAACCAATTCCCATTGAATGCTTGACGATGGAGCGATTGTAAAAGGCTCAGAGTAACTTACTGTAGCATTGCTGTTTGTTTCAATGCTAACTGTTACATTAGTGGCTTCATCTGAAATTGTAGATAATTTTATTCTTTCCGATTCTAACATTCGAACAAATCCAACAGGATTTGCAATATCAGGAAATCCTAGAGAAATATAATAATCAAGTTCGATTGTGTCTACGGTAATATATCCATCTAAATGAGCAGCAATATTGTGAAAAGATTCATCTACAGCCATTGTCAATAAAGATCCATCATCATCAATAGATTGATCCAATCTATTTGATAAAGTTCCTGCTGTGCCATTGCAATCACTTAAAATTTTACTTACCGAATCAACCGCATTATTTATAATTTCATCTCTTCTCGCCAGTGTTTTTAGAGGAAGGTTGTCATATTCAAAATGATAAGGTTGACCTCCTTGATATTCTGGAATCGGCAATTGATTTAAATCCGGCATTTTTCTCCTTAGTTTTTAATTGGTATTTTAATTGAAAAAATCAAACAAAGCTTAAACGCCATGACCATGTGATTTGCATTTGAGATGTTTTTGTAAGATCTGGAAAAGTTACCATACTGTATAAATCTCCTGTAGCCATCTGTAAAGCCATTTCGTTTAAAACATATCCATTTGCATCATTAAATGTAAGGACTGACGTGAATATGACTTGAGATGGAATATTTGGATCAACCGTGGCAATCACAGGTCGGCTTGCTCGCGTAATGCCAAACAAACCATTTCTATCAGAAGAAACATACTTTGTTGCTCCATTTGTTGCGCCGCCATCTCCAAAAAGCATTCTGTTTATGTAAAAGTTATAGTTTTCTCCAATCTTACGAGCAAGACTTGCAGATAACGCCTCCCTTCCTTTTGCCAAAACAGTATTAGGGAATTCTATAATTTTTTGATCACCATTATCATAATCAATGATACATTTTACATGACCACAAGTTTTCAACCCTTCGATAATTTCACTCATAATTTACCTTCTTCTGTTTTTCCATCTGAATATTGAATTTTAAAAATAACACTTTCATTTTGTTTTGTAAATTCTTGTATCGCATCATCGTTTGGAACGCTTAGTTCTGTTACGACATTGTCTTGATTTGTATAGCTGATAACTGGTCTTGACGATCTGTCCATGGTTCTAAATGTATGTGATGGATCATCAAACGGTTGACCTTCTATTGTGATACTTTTTTTGACATAATGGAAAACGTCTATGTTTACTTCTGTGCCGCCAGCATTTAATGTTTTCCAGTAATTACTGTTGCCAGATAATTTCATTGTAGTATATCCAGCAGGATTATTGCCATTAATACTTGTAATAAAATAACTATCATCGCCAATAAAGATGAGGAAATTTTCTTTAAAACCATTGTTTTCAACTTCATCTGTATTGGGAGGATAAAATCTTATATTGTTTTCCCCGTTTTGAATTCCAAGAAAACTTTCCAAATCACCATCTGTTTGGACGTTTATCCCACTATGTGATAAATATCCAATTTCGTTTGTTAAAATTTTATCGTACACTCTAAGGTTTATTCCATTCATGTCCAGCATATTATAATCATTTATGTAAAATTGATCATTTGTAAATGGGACAAATCCAGAAATTAAAAAATCATTTGCGTTTATGTAAAAGAAATAATTAAGTTTTATAAAATTAGAAATTGGTAAAAGAGATCCGCTTAATGAAGTGACCCTTCCTCTTTTTGTTACGTGTATTTGACCATATGTACCATTTGATATTTCATTGTCATTTTCGTCTAATAATACATAAACAATGTTATTAACCGTTCCGCTTAAAGCGTTCAATCCTCCATCGTTTTGTAAAATTATTTTACCATCTGGTCGTATGTCAAATATTACAAATGGATTTATGCTATAAGCAGGAATTGAAATTTTCCAAGGATCAGTTGCAGTTCCTTGACCAACATCAAATAAAGATTTTGCTGTTAAAAAAGGAAAGCCATTTGACTCATCGAAAAATTCGTATAAATCATCTTGCGCAACATTGCACAATGGTCCATCTAATATTCTATTTTTAATTTCAAAAGAAAAAGCACAGGTGTTTATTGTATTGTCATTTGCAAATATATTGTTGCAATTAGCAATAGGCTCTGCTCCTGGTGGCGCTGGTAAATTTACAGTATCTACAGTTACAACATTTCCATCAGGCTCAGAAATAAAGTATTCACCTGCCAAAGAAGATGGAGCCAAAATCTTTAACACAGTATTATTGTCTGTATTCATTCCTATTGAGTCTAGCTTCATTGTTGGACAAAACATTAAAATTTTATCATTGTATGCAATTGATGG